CCCGTGGGTCAGTGCCACGGACTTCGCGAACCGTTTAATGCGCGATGGGAGCTCGCCCATCGCGCCCAGCACGCGCCAAACCGCGTGGTGGAACCCGTCGTGCATGTGTGCATCGTGCTTGCTGCCGTCAATCTCGATATACCACGTGTCCACATTGTCATGGAACACAATGAGCACATCATCTCCGAGCACTGCATAACAGGTTTCGCGTTCCGCGACGGCAGCGAACCTCCCAAGATCTGAGAGGCTTCCGATAACTGCTGCGTAGCGGCCGCTCGTGGGGCTAAAGATCTGTGCCAACTGGTTTGCAACTGACACAGCCCACGGGCCCACCAACACTTTCATGTGGTTCGTAGGGGCACTTATACATCGGGGGTACGACACCTTCTCCCTGTTCGAAGGGGAAACGGCGATCTTCTCAATCTTGAGCTCACACTGCGTGGAAGCGATCGCTCCCCAGGCTAGTGGATGATTGCGAAGTTCGTCCGCCGCTCTCCGGAGGGCCTCGCGCATGTTTACAGGATACCGTTCCAGCCACTTAGCAAAGGACATGGCTTCTCTGTCGACATAGTACTTGCGTACATGCGTGAGGAGTCTGGCGCTCGCCCGCAAAAGCAGGCCTGCGTCCAACTCAAAGGGTACCGGCTTAAGCTGCCGGTGGGTGAGGGACAACAAAAGGTGCGCCTGGTTCTTGGCGTACGCATACACCATGGCACACGCCGGGATGATCCCAACAGCGTGTATCCCCTGACGCGAACCGTCCTCGGGCTCGAGGCGGTGCACCTTCATCTTACACCCGTCGCCTAACTCTCCAAGAGGCGCTTCTAGCTGTACGTTCTCCATTGCCAAGCCCCAACTCTTTCCTGTGGGCGTGAGCGGACCGCTCGCCTCAAACTGGGCTGTGAGGTTATCTTGGTAATGCGCCACGAAGGCTTCGGTGACGTCGCTGGCATGCGCCAAACGAGGGAACGTTGCTAGCACGCACAGAGCTAGACCGACGCGAATCGGGATGCCAACTGGATAGCCAGCAACAGATAGGTACGAGAGACCAACAACCAAACTCCTATGGCGCCACCCGAGCTCAAAGCTGCCCGGATCCATAAGGGTTATCCCATTATACAGGTAGTTGCGTAACGTGTTGCCGTGTAACGCGTCCCAACACCAACTCCAGGAACTGGTGAGGACTGCGCATGCACGGCCGCTCGTCCACTCGTCCACTATCGACTCCGATAGGCTTGCGTCCTCGTGCCAATAAGTTGGCCAAGGTACGCAGAGAGCCCCCAGCGTCACGAGCATCACTGCAAGTAACACATAGGCATTCCAACGCGCTTTCACGTCGTTGTTAAGAAAATCGTTCTGCTTGGCTACCTGCTGGATGCGCGTTGCACCCCACAGCCAGCCAAATGGCGTCGCTGAACGAAATAGGCTCTCCTGCACCTGCGCTCCCTCGGCCAGACGTTCGTCCAGGCCGAGTTGGTACGCAAGGTGGCTGCTGGCGTCGCCGGCAAGCGTGCGACACACAGCACGGAACTGCGATGAGTTCACCACAGTGCCGCCGAGCTTTCCCACCACGAATTTGACTGAGTCGAGGTCGACAAACTCAGCCTTCGTCTGAAGGTGGCGGGTGCTCGCGAGAAGCCCAGACAGCCAGGACCCGCGTGTCGAGCCTGCGAGTGTGACCAATGCCTCGGAACTCCGGTCCATCTTTACGATGCGGCTACCGTAGGCTTGG